GTCTATATATAGGTCCCTTACCGCTAATACTGGATTTTGCATGAGAATCAGTCTGTTGGTTCCGTTTCCGTCCCTTGTCTCTATTAGTTCTGTCGGTGTGAAAACCGTGTTAAAAAACCTCGGAACCAATGATTCAACTTCCACTATGGTTGCGTCCACGTCATCGTCACTAATCTCTGCGACCTGTATCCCGCAAGTTCTCCGGACCGTCGCCTTAGTAATGTATGTCATTTTATTTCACCATCGCAACAATCAATCCCACACTCAAGGCCGAAAGAAGGGATATAATTGCTGTTGCCCACACAGGCAATCTTTTAGAATAATGATTTGATAACTTTGTTAACTTGTCTTTTATTTCCGTGATGTCATCCTTTACGGAGTTTATCATGATCCTGTTCTCCTTTGCCAAAACACTATTTCTTGCCATATTTTCTCCTCAGTTTCCAGGCAACATCGTCCCTAAATGGGAGGTGATCCTTTGATTTAATTGCTTCGATTAGTTTTTCCCTTGTTCCCCACTCGACTATGTCCTCTGCTGTCTTGGGTCCAATCACCTTAATCTTTCTCAATTCATCATAGAATAAGTCGTCTGGAGTGTAATTCTTCTCCAGCTTCTCAAACTGCTTGGTCTCGACCTTGGTCTTCCCTATCTTTCCCTCTGTGACCCTGTCTAATCCAAGGTTCATTCCAACATCCTCCGGGAGGTCTATCTCCTGGCCAGGATTCAGGCCGACCCTCCTGCGCTTCTCCGATGGTCCTATGGGTATCCTTCTGTGTGGCCCATTATTCACGAATCTCATTTTAATCCTCGAATGTGATTCCAACAGTGACTGTTTCTGCCACGGCTGCTGATGCCAGTGATAATGTCACTTTTCCGAATACCACAAACTCCCCATACATTGCCACATCTCCTCCCTGGGCATCGCTCAAGTCCAGGGCTGATCCGGTATTGTCTGTAAGAGCCACCCTCGGGTAGAATGTGGTGTCTGTGTTTCCAGTGTAATCAAATATCGCCTGGGTCTTCTGCTCTCCTACCGTGTCCAGATTAATATCCATGGAGTTTCCAGTAACGTTCATGTCTATCTTCAGTATCTTCCCACTGAAGAACTCGCTCGTGGCGCTTGCTGTTGTGCCTGTTGCAACGGTCGCTGTTATGTTTATTTGTCTAATCATTTTCGTATGTTATACCAACAGTAACTGCCTCTCCTGCCGTCCCGGATGCCAATGATAATGTTACCCTTCCGAACACTACGAATGGCCCGTACATCGCGACATCTCCACCCTCTGTGTCGCTCAAATCCAAAGCCGATCCTGTGTTGTCCTCAAGGGCAACTCTCGGGTAGTACGTCACGTCCGTGTTCGCTGCACCTAGATCCATTATCTTCTGAGCCTTTTGCTCACCCACTGTGTCCAGGTCAACCGTTACTGTGTTGGTCGGATAGTTCACATCAACTTTCAGTATCTTCCCGTTAATGAACTCGCTCGTGGCTGTCGCTGTGGTTTCTCCTGTTGCTATGGTGGCTGTTATGCTGATTTGCCTAATCATATTTTCCTCCTGATTATTTAATTGTTCAAAGTCTTAATAAGCCCAAACAATATAAGTTCTGACCCTATTATCTGCCGAACCACCAACTGTAATTGTTAGGGTACTTGAACTTACTGCTGTTGTAGGTGCTTCTGTTACTATAACTTGCCCGGTTGTAGATTCTGAAAATCCCTGGATCCCATGGATGTTCGTGCATCCGAACTTACTCAAATCCACAGTCACTGTATCCCCGTCATCAACAGTTGCAGCTAAGACTACCTGGATAACCTTTACACCACAACCCGGTACTATCTCTATATTTGTTCCTACATCTCCTAATGCTGTCATCTTGTTTTTCTCCTTAATTTAATTGATTTAAAGTCCGAAGACTCCTTGTTTTTTCCGAATTCAAAAAACAAGAAAAAAAGAAAATAAAAAATAAATTTAAAAGGACTTGCTATACGGAACCTTCATTTCGTCAAGTGCTTTTCTTGCTGCCATGAATTCTGCTATCTCATAGTTATCTGGCTGTTTTGACACTCTGGCCAATAACTCTTCCTTGGAATGATCCTTCTTCACTTTGGCGACCAACTCAGCAAATGCTTTTGCTTCATCAGCAAGCCTCGTCTTCTTCCTTGCTTCCCTGACTTTTTCCTTGTCGTCTGTCTTTTTAGTTGCCATTTTAAGTTGGATCCTCAATAGCACCACCAGTTGCTGAACTTGCGTAGTTCTTAACACAACCAATTTCCGCGTCAGTCCCACCACCAGTCATCACACATCCTGCAAATATGCAGTCTGCGACCATTAACCTTCCAGGCAATGAAACATCGCCAACATCAATTCCCTGGTCTCCGTTGTCTCCTATGGCACCCAAGAAATTACATCTCCAGATTCCATGGTACGATGAAGTCATTGGTGTGACATTAATTCCTATTCCTCCATTTGAAACAATGAAGAAACAATCATGGACTACTCCTCTCTGATTGTTAACCATCATATCAATTCCTACAGTCGCATAATGGAAAAACTTACAATCATGTATATATGTGTCTGGCGCTTTGCCACTATGCATATAAACTCCATAAAGTCCGGTTGCTCCTCCACCCGTATCTCCAGTGAAAGCACAATGGTGAATGTGTATCGAATAACAACCTGTTGTTGCACCTATGTTTATCGCGTCATAAGCCCCTGAATTGATGAAACTAATTCCTGAAATCTCTATCGATCTGCATCCATCTATGTCCAATATGTCGTCTGTTGAAGTTACATCTCTGATGCAAGTTGATCCTTCTCCCCAATTCATTCCATTGGCAAATCCGAGTATCTTAACTCCGTAAAGACCTGATAATGAAAGTGTATTATCTTCATCATAGTTTCCTGGCGCAATCATCAAAACATCGTAATTGCTTAAAGCCGCAATTCCTTCTGTTACTGTTAAAAACGCCCTCAACCAAGTTTTCCCATCTCCAGTAGTTCCACTTGTCTTGTTCTTGTCAACATACCAAATCTGCCCTGTCCCGGGAACATTCATCATGCCAGTTACTGCCTGTGCGAATTGGACTTGTCCCAAGTATCTTCTGTCTCCAGTAAAATCCCCTGTCACGGGTCCTGCTCTTGCCATTTTAGTAAGCCCAAATTATGGCAGTCTTTGCTCCCGTGTCTCCGCCTGCTAGATCAATAGTCAAGACTCCCGCGCTAACCGCTGTACTTGTTGGCGCCTGGGTTGCTATCACGCTTCCGGTTGTTGTCTCGTCAAATAACAATAATCCATGGATGTTTGTGCATCCGAATTTCGTTAAGTCAACTGTAACCGTATCAGTTCCACCTACTGCTCCACCACCAGCTGTTCCGATTGTATCATCGAAATGGGCCTGGATAACCTTCACTCCCAGGTTCGGCGCTATCTCTGTGTTCGTTCCTACATCTCCTAATGCTGTCATATTTTTTTCCTCCTATATTGCCACAATCTAACCGTCGTGGCCTGGTTTGTTTTTTCTCCAATTCAAAAAATAAAATTAAATCTAAAAAACAAAAAAAGGATTTTACGAAATTTCTTGGATTGAACTGTTGAAAGTCGTCACACGAATTATCAGACACTCGTATATCTTCAAGAAGAACTTCTGCGAGTCGTTGGTCTTTGCCAAGTCCTCGTAAGTCATGTCCTGAAGAACCCTCATCTCGATGACGTCAGTGTCCAGGAAATATATCTCCTTGCTTCCTGATGTGTTACTCAAGTACATGCTTGGAATTACCGGAACCGGTCCCACCATTGTCTGAAGTACTAAGCTTGCGCTCACTCCAAATGGAAGGTTTCCGCCTGCCGACATGTCGCTTGGTGAGTACCTGAACAGATCTATCATCAGCTTCCTTATGTCCTGCAATACGCTCGATGAGCAGATTGCCAGTTTGACTCGTCCGCCATCATCGAATGCCTCTCTTACTGCTGTCTCGATGTCGTCCCATGTCAATGCAGATGTGTTCTTGTCTGTCTCGTTAACCCCGTCCAAAAGCTTCTGTATTCCGCTGAACTCTGTGCTGGTTGTTGATGCGTCTCCTGTGACAATCAAGGATTCCTCTTTCTCTCTCAATTGCCTGGCCTTGCTTAGAACTTCCAACTGCTTTGCATTTGGAGCTCCAATCGTGCCGAACGGATTTCCTGCACCCAAACCTGCGCCTGTTCCCTGGAATCCCTCAAGTATGTAACTTGGAAATGCTGCCTGAGCCTGTCCTGTCACTCTTCCAACCGCGTACAGATATTTTATGCTTGTGCTTGCACGAACATAGGTATCGTTCACTTCGGATAGAGCTGCGTCCTCTGCAGCCGTAACAGCCCCGCCTTTTGCGGTCAGTCGGTTGTAGTCTGCAGTCAGTCCTTGGTTCGTAATTCTTGGAATCAATTCAACCAATGGTGTGAATTTCCTTGTCTCGTCGATTATCCTTGGGTCCAGATAAACGGGCACCATTCCTACTCCTGCTGTTCCTGTTCCGCCGGTTGTCGTCCCCAGGGCCTTAAACCCTAATGCAAAAGCGTTCTTCATGCTATCTCTTATGTCGAATCCCCTCCAACCGTTAACGTAAGGTGTCAAGTCTGGCAACTGTCCGAATGACTGAGCGTATGCGCTCTTTGTGTTCACATCTATTGGCCCAGTGAATATCCCTTGCGATTCAAAATTTTCCATTTTAAATAACTTCCAGTGGATCCTTCGCCTTCTCTTCAGCTGGTTTTCTGGTCTCTGAAA